CTTCATCAGTTTTGATTGTTCCCTTGTTGGCTTTGTTCAGAATACCATTACCAGTCTGACGATCTAGAACAATACCTTTATCTTTCACCAACAACTCGCCATCGAATACGCAATTTACACCATTCGCCATGGCGATAAAATCTTCTTCAAGATTACCCAACAACTGAATCTCTTTACCATTACGACTACGAAACTCGCACTTACCGTTGCGGACAATGGCATTGAATCGCATCCCGTCCATCTTTAGTTGAACGTAAGCAGGGAACTGAATCTTTTCCACAAGTTTCTGCTCAAATGGTGAGCAAAGCATAACAGGATATTCTTTAATCAATTCTGGCCAAACTGCATTGGCACTTGATACTTGTACGCCACAATCAAGACTTTTATCAATGATACGCTCAATCACCTTAGCATCATCTGGATCTAGAGAAGAAAGCAGATTGCGTAAAAATTCAATTGCTGCATTACCAGTAACATTTCGATTACTTAATTCACATAGTTGATTCAACGCAAAGCCCAAAGTCATTGTATTGAATTTTGGATCTCGGGTATAAGCAGGAATCTTACGTTGGTAAAACTGAGTGAATGGGTCGAGAGCCAAGCGCACAACTTCACGTAGAGTTTCGTTATTGCGGTTCAATTCTAGTTGCTCAATTTTGAAATTGCGTGATGCGTTGGCAGCTAGGCTCTCAAAAAATTTATTCAGATTCATAGGTCAATCCTAACACTTTCATTAATTTGTTTTTGACACGGAGATTCGGTTGACGATAACGATCGCATGCGGTGAATCCCATCATTGTTGCAACTTCAACAACAGCACCACTACGGCAGATACCAGCATGGCAGTGAACAACTACGTTCATGTGTTTATCAAGAGCATGTTGAAGTAAACCGATAATCGCTTCTGCCTGATTGTCTTGAATTTTGCACTCATCAGGAAACCCATCCTCGTCTTCAGCGTCTAGGAATTCAAACTCATAGACTTCCTTAAACATTTGTGCATGCTTTATACAACCAAAGAATGTCGCAGGATCTTGAATGCGGATGAGCATTGCATTAGCGCCAGCGTCCATGTGAAAGCCAGTAGCTACATCACTCTTACTCACGTTCTCAATAAATCTCTGCGACATTTTGTTCTCCAATTACCAGCTAGACTGGTAGTAAAAATCACCCTTAGCAAAGGCAGGATCTGCCAATGCTTTTGTCAATATCTCAACAGTGTGATTCAAATCTTTGATATACCACTCATCAATATCGGTACCACCGAAGAAAAATCCTGCCTGTGGTGGCAGCAACTCTTTGGCAAGTTTAGGTTTCTTCAACACTTCCTTACACACCTCAAGCAACTCTGTCAATTTCTCACGACTGACATGCGTTTCTTGGCAGTCATCAGCATCATCTTGACAGTGATGCACAAACCAAGCATGAATAGCATTAGCCTTACGCCAGTACGCTACACGAAACGTAACTTCTTGCGCACCGTAGTCACCGTCTTCGTCACCTTGGATGCCGAATGCATCGTTGATCTTTTCAATACGCTCAGAGTCAACTGGATCGAAGTGCTTACTCAAGTATCGCTTGTTGCTCAGGTACATATCTAAACCCATGTCTATCTCCTTAAATTAAATTACAAAACCAGTGGTGTCTTTCTTGGCTTTACCTTTAGCCTTCAGACCAACAATTACACCCTTAATGTCCAAGAAACGTAAGTCGGTTTCATCACCGTTAACCACAGTGCGACCGAGATATGTTTCTGGCACTTCACGAAACACAGCTGCCACGTTCATACCAGCTTGCAACGCTATACGCACATCCATATCGTTACCGTCTGCCTTGCTAAACGTCAAGTGATAGTTAGGGATATGTGAAACCTTGCGATTGTTCACTTTGGTGTAGTCATAAAACTGCACATCAGGAAACATCTGGAAAATGTTCTTGTTGTTGGCAACTTCATACTTTTCCCATGCAATGTCGCTGGTTCCATTCAAACGAAAGACAGGAATCAAACCCTTCTTTTCGGCTGAAGTCTTAGCCTTGATAATGTCAACTGTCAGCTGATTCAAAAATGCCTGACGATCGGCAAAGAATTCTTTGGTGCGACGCAAACGTGCTTGCTGGATGATGTTTGTGGTTTCACCTTTCTTCATAATGCCACCACGACCAGCTGTGTTCAAACATGCTGCTGTACAACCAGCTGTACGTTTAGGGCACACTTCCTTACCCGACAAATCTGCAGGGGCAAAGTGTAACACGAAAGACAAGTAGCCTTTCTTCTCACCCTTCATCAACTTCGGGTTTCCTACTGTCAATAAACTCATAATTATGCCTTATCAAATGCTAAGCTATATTCAACTTCTTCAATCAAACACTCAACGTGTTCACGATTTGCGAGTTTAACATAGTCCTTGGACAAGTCAAACTTCACAGTAGAGTCAAGGTTATATTTGAACGCCAGTTCGACTATCTCAAAGTCACTAAAATCATTCCACATTTTCATTCCTTTTTTCGACTAACTGTAGTTATTATACAGGAAGTCTGATTATTTGTAAAGCGAAATGTAAAAAAACCCTGCCGAGCGCAGGGTTATTAGTTGTAAAAAAGCAACGCTGGGGTTATCTATTTCCAGTACTTTGAGTAGTCTATCCTGTCCCAATAGGCATCGTTATTTCTGTTCCAAAAGTTTTTTATTAGATACCATGCCATACCAAAGTACCCCATTATTTGAAATCTTCTGCTGTCCTGTCCAAAATAGTGATTCAACAATTTAAACTTCTTGGGGTCGTATTTTTTAGACAAAAAGAAATCTTCGCTTGTTCCATACTTTTCAGCAAATCCACCATACTCTTCAAATTTATCACGACGAGTTAACATGAAAGCACCAACAGCAAACGGCACTTTGTGTTTCATGATGCTGTTTACAAAATTAAATAACATGAATCCAATTTGTGCTCGTTTGTCAGTATCATAGCACTTTGCGTACAATCCGATTAAGTCTAGATTTTTGGATTCCATCTCATCAACTGCATCACGAATAGTATTGATATCAAAGAAACGAACATCAGCATCTATGAACAAGATGTATGGAGTAGTTACCAGCTTGGCTCCATTATTCTTAGCAATACTAACTGGACCACCATCAATAACCTCAACATTCAATCTTCCCTTGGTTGATTCAATAACTTTACGAGTATTGTCAGTAGAGCAATCTGCAATGATAATTCTAGTACTGCCTATCAGTTGATTGCGCAATTGTAATAGTAACCATCCTATGTAATTTTCCTCGTTTTTACAAGGAATCACAATTGTAATTTTATCCTTCAACAACATCATCGTTTTCCTTAGTCCATGTAATAATTTCCCACTTTCCATCATGGTGCTCAACAAGAGCAGTGCATGACTCGACCCAGTCGCCATCATTCATATATATCACGCCATTAATCTCTTTTATCTCAGCATGATGTATGTGTCCACAGATGACGCCATCGAATCCTCGTTTCTTGCAGTATTGAGCAAGGTTTTTCTCAAATTGAAATATAAAGTCTACTGCCTTTTTGACTCTGTGTTTAAGATACTTGCTAAGGCTAAAGTACCCAAAACCCATACGACGACGAATCCAATTAAATTTACCGTTGAGGCTAAGAACAATGTCATATGCTTTATCTCCTAAAAATGCTATCCAAGGCGTAAGACGTGTAATGCCATCGAATAAATCTCCATGTGTGACTAGGTATCGTTTACCGTCAACTCCTACATGTTCTGTTTGGTTTTTTATTTCAACTAGACCGAAAGAAAATCCATAAGGGATCATCGGTCTTAAGAATTCATCATGGTTACCTGCAATGTAGATTACCTTAGTGCCACGCTTAGCATGACCCAACACTCTTCGCACTACATTGGTGTGGGTTTGTTTCCACTTCCACTTGTTCTGCTGAATCTTCCATGCATCAATAATGTCACCTACAAGATATAAAGTCTCGCAGGTGTTATGTTTAAGAAAGTTGTTTAACTTGTTTGCTTGGCAATCACGAGTACCTAAGTGCACATCACTTATGAATATCGTTCTATATTTCATCACGGCTTCAGCTCGCCACGTTCGATCAAAATCTTTTTATTAGCCTGATGTTCTGCCTGTGTCAAGTCTTTGTTTTCACCTTTGTATGGCACAGCGTAGTTGTTTTGAATTAGCCAGTCATTGACACGAGTGCCATCTTCAAGAATAAAAACACCAAGGATTCTACCAAACTTGTCATCGTTGCTGTCAGGTTTTTGCGTTTCAATAACTTGCCATGAACCAACAGGTAGTTTCTCTGTTAATTTCTTTTTAGAAAGTTGACCACGAACTTTTTCTTCTGCAATAGTAGTTCTTGATTCTGGAGTATCGATACCAGCCATGCGCACTCTTTGATTAGCAAGGACAATTTTAAACCCTAAGTCTAAATCAATATCAACTGTGTCTCCGTCGAGAACTTTGAGAATCTTACATTTGTACTGGTACATATCTATTCCTTTTTATTATACTATTTATATCGGTCTTTATCGTTGTACCAGTCTTTGAACATAACACCAAACACCATTAGGAACGGTATCATGCATAGCATGAACAATATATCATTGAATGTGATAATAATATTGAAGTACATACGTTCCTTGGTTAATTTTTAGCATAATCGTCTCGTTCTTTCTTTTCACGAGCTTCACGTTCTTTTTGTTGCTGTCGTATAACTAGTAGTCTCTTGGCAACTTTCTCTTCGTATATTCGTTTTTCTTCCATCTGCCCGTAAATTGCAACACCGCCCATGGCAAATGCAAATAAAATCACTGACCCTGCTATAAAATACATGGCAAAGATAAACTGATCTGCCATTTTCTTCTTGTGGGCTAGTGCACGTTCTTCTTCTGCACGTTGGGCTTCGGCACGTTCTCTAAAAAGTCTAGTGCGCTCGGCAATCATTTGTTCCCAAATCTGTGGCTTACCTAACTGCCAGAGAATCATATCTTTAAGTTCACGCTCTGCTTGTCGTAGAGCATCACTGTGCATTGCTATTTGAAGTGCTTCATGCCCTAACTCTGCATCAGATTTGCCCAGTAGATTAGCTTTGGCTTTTAGCTTTGTTCTTTCGCGATGAATAGAATCTGAGGATTCAAAAAATTTACTGAATTGTCCTACTAGACTGTTGATATCTTTACCAAGCGCTATGGCTTGTTTGATGTGGCTAACAGCTGATTGTGCAGCCGCAAATGCAAGACCTATTGTTACTGGGTCCATTACTTCTTCTTTTCATCTTTTCTTGGTGCATCTCTATCACGCCATTCTAAACATACAACTTTACGATTGTATACATCACCTGTCCATGTCCATCGAACACATTCTAACCTAGTTGCTTCTACTGGAATACTAACTAACAGTAAAAGTAGCAAGTAGTTCATGTCATAGAACCAACCAATACCCTTGTGCTAAAATCAAAGCAGCGATTCCACCAACTCCGATACTAGCCCAGTACATACGATTGTTAACTGCAAGAATAGATGCAGATAACAAAACGATAGCTAACTGGAATAACATACTACTAAAGGTAAGCCATGGACCATGTGCTCTGGCAGCTTCACGTTCAACTTCTTGTTGACGTGCTTTTGCAAGCAACTCTTTCTTACCTTCACCTGTTTTAGGATCAGATTCATAACGATCTATTTTGCTTTGTAGTTTAGCTGCACGTTCTTGCTGCCCCTTAGCCTTAGCTTCTTCTAGTTGCCCCTCAGCAATAGATTGCTTGATAGACTTAGATTGGTAAAAGCCATAAGTGTTAGATGCTTGTAGCAGCTTGGTTTGTGCAATACCGCTAAAGTTATTCACTAGGTATGTGTTACCAGCTAGGAACAAAGCCATGATAACGATAACGAAACCTGCTTTGTCTTTAATTTGCGCTTCACGTTCGCTACGTGACAATGGTTTTTCTTCTGCCATAAGATTCCCTTTTTATTATTTTTATATAATCTTTGGTTTTGTCCCAACACCTAAAACACAAGCTATTTCCGTGTTCTTCTTTAATAATGTCCAGTTACCCTCTGCGTCTTCCCATAGAGAATATAATGAACCATCTACAATATCTAAACCTGTCCAGGTCAATACTTCCTTTTGTTGTTTAGAAAGGAATTCTATCAGTGGAGCGACTGCACCGCATCTCACTGGATAGTTGTAATTAAATGGTTGCACTTGAGAATGTACTGACAACGAAACACTAAAAAGTAACAATGCTATTGTTTTCATATTTTTTTGTTCTTTCTTTATCTACCTACATATACCTGAGGTAACGCTTCTCTTCTTCGTTCTTCTTCTGTCTTTGGGAAAAACTCATTGCCATATTGAGGATACATTTCTTGACGAGATTTTGCCACTAACATCATCATGAAAAAGAAAGCGAAAACGCAAATCATGACACCAACACCCCACATAGCTTGTTCAGTCATTTGTCTTTTTCTTGCTGCTCTACGTCTTTCATCTGCAGCGTTTCTCTGCATTTGTTTGGCGATAAGAACACTTTGCTCCTTACCCATCTGTTTCATCATGTCTTCAACTTCTGTATAAAGAGCACCAAGTTCAGCTGGGCATTGGTATACCATCAATTCACGTAACTCTTTACTCATTTGTTCTAGCTGCTTACGCATCAGAACACGTTGTAACGCACGTTTACCTAGCGATGAGTCGCCAGTATATATTTCATTCTTAGCACGTCTTTCTTCTTCATCAAACACAGCCATGCATTTGTAGAAGTTATCATAATACGTACCTAAGTGATTGCCGATCTCTGCATAAATGCCAGTATGCTCATTAGAGTTGGCTTTCTTGTTTAAGGTTATTACCTCATTCTTTTCACGAATGTATTGATTGCGTTGCTCAACAGTGGCAGGTTTATCTGGTGGATGTAGTTTATTAAACTGATTATCCAGATCTTTAAGGACATCCTTAACATCACCCGCAGCACCCTTGATATCTTTGTATAACTTACAACCAGCTTTAACAGCAGAAACTGCACCGTTGGCTAACGCAAAGAGGGTTAACGGATCCATAGTTCCCCTTTGTTATTCTTTTTATGGGTTGCCTCATAGCTATGAATAACAAAGGAAGATTGCCATCTATCAACTCAAATTACTTAAACCTTTCAGGTCTTCCATGCCTTGGAGATTTAACGATCTCTTTAACATCAGAAGAAATAGTGAATTCTTCACTCACTTCAGATTCCTTTGAACTTGTTTCTTGTGTAGTATTTGGTGTGGAAACAATGTCCTGCACTTTATTTAGGAAAGATGCCGTTTCAGGAGGGGTTTGGGTACGATTAAATAGCTCTGGCGACCACTGTTCTTTGGGTTCATCCTTTGGTTCTTCATACGTTGTAGTGGTAGTAGAAGTCCAAGTAGTTACATGTGGTTCTGGTACGGTAACTTCCGCAAACTGGGTTAAATCTACCGCTGGTTCCGATGTTGGTGGAGGTGGAACTACAACATGTGTTCTGGGACTAATGTAAGACTTAACCTTTGGGATAGATCCGATATTGATATCTGGTGGTTGATTCCTTAGTTCTTCCATTCGCACTTCACGATTGTATGCGATTAACAATAGAACAGCCAATGGATCAAATACCAACACAATCATAATGATGACAATACGGACTGCTTTCTCCAACATATCGTCATCAGTCTTGTCATCATACAGTAATGCTGCGATATACTTGATTGGTCCAACCTCAGCCTCAACCTTACGGACTTCAGCTGCAATGGGAGCACGTTCTTCGTTTAGCTTGGCGATCTCTTTTTGGGCAGTTCCGATTTCTGATAAGAGGATGGCTCGCTCTCTTTGTTGCTGTCTACGGATAACAACGGCACGTTCAGCACCTTTGGTATCATCGCTTCTTGAAAGAGTTTGATCGACTTGAGCATCCATTTGTTGGATGGCTTTGCGTGACGTGTCAACGTTATCTTTTTGTGTTTTGATTTTCTCATCTATTAAATTCAGTTTAGAGGCAACATCTCCAGATGGGATTGCCTGATCCAAGTGAGCCTTCGACAGATAGCCAAAGATACCCATACTTGTGAGTAGCATTAAAATGATCAATGCTGTAGTGAAGTAGGTCTTCATCAAAACTGGAATCTCTTTCCAATTTTTATATAACCATGAAGCTACAACAAGTTTTGATGCTTCCAGCGTACCACCCATGATCATAATGGGAATGGCAGACGCAGCGAAAATTGCCACCAGACCAGCTACTGCATAGTAAGCTGCGATGGCAGATAAGGTTAACGCTGTTCCTAACAGTAAGTATGTCATCATAATTTATTTTTTATGTGAGATCCATGAACCCTAACGGATATTTGTCCATTATAGTAATCATCTGTCTCCAGTACCTTTCTTGTAAATTGTTCTCTGGCTTCTATGTATGAACACAGAGCCTTCGAGTTACAATAGTATAGAATCTCACGTTTGAAACTATCCTTCCCGAGTGATTCTACATCCTTATTCAGTTCAATACTAGAACCATAGTAAGTCATCCAATCAGAATCAATTTTTGATCTAATCTTCTTTTTCTTCTTTGTTCCATTTTTCAAAGTCACAGTCTTGTAACTGGTCTTTGAGAACTTCGATAATTTCTTACCGATGTACTGCCTACCTGAAATGAGGTTTGTGATGTTATACACAAACCCCACACAGTCTTCTGGTAATTCTTCTACGATTTGATCTTGATAAGTCCACATAATGGACTATTTATCAAACCCTTACGCAGCGAATTCCAGAAGTTCTTGCTCGTTCATGGTGCCGACTTTGCGTTTGAGTTCATTACCAGCTGCGTCAAGCAATACCATGGTAGGAACACCACGAATACCGTAACGAATGGCAACTGCCTCATCTTGCTCGATATCAATCTCTTGGACTGGCACCTTTAGTTTATCACCTGCGCCAGCAACAACCATTGTCATTGCTTTACATGGTCCACACCATGTAGCTTGAAATTTAAGAATCTTCATCTATGTCTTCCTCTTCAAAAATATCATGACCACAAACTGGACAGAACACTACGTCCTGATGTTTGTACTCATCACCCTTTAACTTAATATTACCTATTGCGCCACAGTCCTCGCATTCAAATGCTTTTGTAGTAGACATTATGCTGCTTTCCCCCATACGTCCTGCCAGTCACCCTTTAGTGCACCTTTGGCATAATCGGTTACACGGTTCTCAAAGAAGTTGCCATGAGTCGGGGCATTAATCATTTCCTCTACCCATGGTAGTGGATTGCGTTTAACTTTAAAAATTCCCTTAAGACCAAGGGATATAAGCCTACGATCAGCAATATAGCGAATATAACGCTTAACATCTTCAGGAGTAAGATCTGGCATGTCACCCATACTAAAAGCAAGATCGATAAATTTGTCTTCGAGTTCAACCATGCGCTCAGCGATTGTGTAGATCTTTCCTTTAAGTTCATCATTCCAAATTTCCTTATTCTCTTCAATATAAGTACGGAACAGCTTGATCATGTTCTCGGCATGTTGAGTTTCGTCAACGATAGACCAAGTAACGATCTGCCCCATACCCTTCATCATGCCATGACGTGGCATGTTCAACAACATAATGAATGATGAGAATAACTGCATACCTTCAGTAAAGGCAGAGAATGCTGCGATGTTAGTTGCAACTGATTCAGTGGTTCCATCCTTGAGAGATAGATCCATAAAGTAGTCATGCTTTTCACGCATTTCTGCATACTCAAGAAACTCAGCATAGGTGCTGTCTGGCATACCAACAGTTTCAATCAGGTGACTGTATGCTGCAATATGCAATGCTTCACGTGCTGCGAAACCCAACAACATCATACGCACTTCTGGTTGTTTGAAGTGTGGTAAGTAGTTGGTCACATAACCACCAGCAACGTCAATGTCGCCTTGTGTAAAGAAGCGGAAGATGTTAGTTAGAAAGTGTTTCTGACTTGGAGTCAGTTTGTTCTTCCAGTCCTTAACGTCTTCAGCCATCGGCACTTCGGTGTGCATCCAATGTGACTGCTCATGCTTTAGCCATGCTTCATAAGCCCATGGATAATGAAAAGGTTTAAACGAACTGCGTTCGTCTGTTAATTTTAGTTTTTCTTTTTTAACCATTTTGTTCTTTCTCTTTAAGTAAGTCGAGGAACACTTTGAATGCATCTTTGTGCATGTGTAATGTTGCAACTTCTTGATATTCTTTTTCTTCTTCGTCTGGTGTTTCCAGAATTTTAATCTGAGAGATTCCTACTACCTCATTGTCAACATCAATCACCATAAACTTATACTTAACATCTGCATACTCATAGTCTTCTGTGCCATAATCTGCACCAAGTGAAGGAATCAATTCTTTTACGATAATCTCTTTCTCAATCATTATTTTTCTCCAATGTAAAGGCAACCGTACAGCTTGGTGTTAGTGGTTGCAGTTCGAACTTATATCGGGAAGGAATATAAACCATGTCACCCTTCCTCAACTCTTTCTTTAATTTAGTATCACCTTCAAACACAGTTAAACCAGTGCAACCCTCAGACTGTAGTAAGAAGATGTCATCACCTTCTGATGTATGCCCAGTGCCAGTTCTTGATAGATAAACCAACAACTGCGTAGAGGAAATCTTATCACGAAGAAACTCTTCAAACCCTTCAATGAAAGAGTTAATCTCATGTATAGATTCTGCTTTCGGTAAAGTGAATGACAAAATTCCAGTTGGCGCACCTAGTTCATATACAGCACAGTAGTCTAGGTAGAAGATAGGAATTTCCCAACCAAAAGGTACGGAAACTTCTTCCTCCATGTATAACCAAGCCTCGTTGGTTATTGCTTCATTAATCTTTTGTTTAGAACTCTCATCAAATTTCATATTAACCCTCGCATGCCAAACAGTCTTGACCTTCTGCCAATGCTTTCAAGTCGATCTCTTGGATAACTTCTCTTTCAATTCTCTTAGAGACTTTATCTGCTTTACCAATCTTTTCAGATCTGCAATAATACATGGTCTTGAGTTTCTGCTTCCATGCTTGGAAGTGGACAGCATGTAGATACTTGACGTTGACGTCTGGTCTAAAGAAAACATTGACTGATTGTGCTTGGTCAATAAACTCTTGTCGGTCAGATGCATGCTCAATGACCCATCGCTGGTCAATTTCCATGGATGTTTTAAAGACATCACGTTGTAGTTCGTCAAGGAAGGTGAGATGCTGAACGGAGCCATCGTTAGCGATGATACTGCTCCAGATTTCGTTATAGTCCACTTTAGGGTCATTTTCACATACTCCTTTGATGATTGCATCTAGGTAACGGTTCTTGTTTAAGTGAGAACCTGATAAAGTATCTTGGCGATAAGCATTGGCACGATAAGGTTCAATAGAAGGACTAGTATTGCCCATGAGAATGGAAGAAGAAGCATTGGGAGCGATAGCCATAAGATGACTAAAGCGAAGACCAGTACCTTCTGCATCAGGTGCTTCACCTCTCTCAGATCCCAGTTGTATGTTCGCCTCATTTAACTTAATCCTTATCTTACTGAACATTGAACGATTTGCTACTTTTGCCATCACTCCTTCAAAGGGGATGTTATTACGTTGTAGATAAGCATGGAAACCCAAAGCACCAATACCAATGCTGCGCTCACGAGTAGCAGAGTATATAGCCCTGGAAATGGTATCAGGTGCATTAGCAATAAAATACTCCAACACATTATCGAGCATTTCAGCGACATCACGCAAGAAAGTAGGATGGTCTTTCCACTCATCATAATACTCTAAGTTTAATGAAGACAAGCAGCAAACAGCAGTACGTTCTTCATTTGTTGGTAGAATGATTTCTGAACACAGGTTAGACTGGTGAACCTTCAATCCCTTATCCTTTAACCATTGAGGTAACTTGCGATTAGACTCATCAATAAAGTGTAGGTATGGTTCGCCAGTTTGCATACGCAACTCTAGAATCTTCTGCCACAAGTCACGTGCCGATACAGTCTCACGATGCTCTCCACTGTTCGGATCGATAAGTTTCCAGCTGTCATCAAACTCTGGATCTAGCATAGCCTTCTCAATAATTTCCATGAACGCATCTGGGATGTTAATGCCATGATGTAGATTCAAGCAACGCATGTTCTGGTCACCAGTTGGTTTACGCAACTCTAGAAAAGGGATGATATCAGGATGAGATATATCAAGATAAGCAGCATAAGACCCACGACGAGTGCGACCTTGGCGATAAGCCAGAGACGAAGCGTCATACATCTTGAGATGAGGCATGACCCCAGTTGACTTATCGTCAGCTGAGCGAATACCAAAGCCAATGCCAACACCGCCACCAAGCATACTAAGCCAGTTAGTTTCGCTAAGATTATCAACTAGTCCCTCCGCTGTGTCTTCGATGTAGTTTAAAAAGCAGCTAATCGGCATTCCACGTTTGCTACGCCCAAAGGATAGGATAGGCGTAGAATACGACAACCAGTGTCTGCTGGCGTGATCGTACAAGCGCTGAGCATGCTCAGGATTGCTACCAAAGGTACTCGACACATAGGCAAACCTTTCTTGTGGTGATTGTTCTTCTTCCTTCATGTAGGATTCACGCAGTCGGATTTTACCCAACACGTCAAACAATTCATCACGTGAATAGTCGACCCTTATGCCATGCACAATATCTTCCATACTTACTCCAATTTTTAATTATTATTTACGAACTCTGATGCCATAGGAAATACCTCGGCAATGACTCTTGCGCACTCTCGTGCAACTTCCATGTGTTCTTTCTGTGTGCCGTTACCGCTTCTAAGTTCAATGAAGTGAATCCATGAACGTAGCGTACCGTTTACGTAAAGACGAGATACTGTGTTTCCTTCAGGTAGAATTGCTCTTGCCTGTTCCTTGGCTATTCCTTTTGAGATAGCTTCGGCATAAGTCTCTTTTACGTAGTTGATAATAAATTGCTGTTTAGCAGTCCACCATGCCTGAAGTTCAACATTGCTTGTCTCAATAGAATTCTGTCTATTCTTAGTATCTTGAAGACGAGCATCACGAATGACGAAGTCTAGATCTTGTGTTGGATCAGCATAACGCTGAGAGAATTCTTGAAAAGAGAAAGAGCGATGACGTAACATCTGGCGAGCAATGTCTCGAGTCGTTGTAACTTCAAGACATGCGGACACCATTTCAAGTGGTGACCAATGTTTATTCTTAATTAAATAACGGATAAGTTTATCCGCTGTATCCATATTCATTTGATTGGATGGGTTGCTGACACGTGCACAAAATGCCACAAGTTCCTGCACATCCATTAGTCCTTCTTCATACATCTCACGAGAAGGTTTGCTGTAACTAATTAGCTTAACATTCATATTATACCTCAACATTTCTTCCATGTCGCAAAGTGCATTTGCGCTTCTAAACCATTATATGAGTTTGTATTTATTAAATTTACAACCTCTTCGATTGTCTTTCCAGACATTACCATTTCATTGATATCCTTTTGTTCTACCGTTTCGGGCATCATACACACACGATAACCAGCGGTGATGTATTTATTCAATTGCTTACAGATGTCTTTGTTGCGTGGCTCATTATCCATAACAACAGTACAATTTGTTTTGATTTTCTGAATAGTATCGATATCAAAACTTGCACCTGCCACTGCGATACAGTTGGGTAGGAACAACGAATCTACTTGTCCCTCAACAACGTAGATATGCTTTGAAAAGTCAACTCTCTCAAGACCATAAACCTTTTCTGCATCTTCGTCTAACTTGATGGTGTAATACTTAGGTTCTTCTGGACCAAAGGATCTACCACTGAACGCAAATACTTTACCATGTGTATTGAAGAATGGAAAGATCAAGCGAGGATGATCATCATTCTCATTGGTAAACTTAAAGTGAACGCTGTTAGTCCACTTTTTAAACTTCATACAAAAGTACATCAGCTGTAGTTTGTCCTTGGGAATTTTACGATCTAAAACATACTTAACTGCAGGATGGTCTTCAGGAAGTTTGTCAAGACGTTTTAAGTCTTGCAGTACTGAGTCTTCAAGCACTACCTCTGGCTTACGTTCTTCTTTGAACATCGGTGTTACGTCCTTGTGTGAGTTGTACCTCACAGTGCCAGATTTGTACCGTTCGATTACGTACTCGTCGTACAGGGTTTGATCAACAAACTTGATGAAGTTACCGATGTTCGTTCCGTACCCGCAGTTGTGGCACATCACAAACAGGTCTGACTTCTTTCGATAGATGAAGCCACGTGCCTTTAGTTTGTTGGACGAACTATCACCGCAGACTGGGCAGGAATAGTTCCACAGATAGTCTTTCTTCTGCTTGAAGTTACGCAAGCGAGGAGCAAGCATATTTGCATACTTGGTATCAATGTATAACATAATTATAGTCTAAACGAAAAAGGGATAGAGTAATTATACCCTATCCCTTACTAAAAAGCAAGCCTTGCAGTTTAGCTTACAAACTTTGCAAAAAAGTCTAGATGACCTATTAAGTAACCAATAACAATCGCACCACCAACAATCATCCACTTCCAACGTTCCAAAAGATCAATCCTGCCAGCAAGGCTGTCAATCTTCCTTCCCATTTCAGCATGTTGGTCTTCGTCATTTCTAGCCAAGTCATCAATCTTTTTATCAATGTGATCAGTGATCTCACGATTACCAGTAGTAATGCGGGAGTGTAGTTCTTTGATGTCTTGTTTCACGGCAGCAACATCTTCTTTAATGCCTTCTACTTGCGCTTCCAATTTGGCTATTCTTTCTTGCGGTAATATTTCCATGAGTATACTCTTATTTATTGTAAATGGATTGTTGCAATTTAATCCATTCTTGCAGTGATTTTAATTGCTCTGCGTTTTGGTGGCATATACTATAATTACCAACTACTGTTTCGGTGACGGTAGAGAGTTTAGTGGCTGAGGTTCCTTCATCAGCGAGTCTGGCGGTGTCGGGAACTTCATTTTTACTGGCACTGTCGTGGAGCACGACGAAAGCATTAGGGATAGGACACTTAGCATCAGACTCTTTAGTAATCCCATTTTTCTTGATTGGAGATACCACCTTCCATGTAAACACCAAACACTAGTATAATGATTGATGCAACTTGAATCGGTACTCTATACATCGACACAAATGGGATAAACTTTAGCACCAAAGATGTAATTAATCCACCTATACCTACTAAGACAATTAGGTGGAAGATCCAGAAAGGTAGAAAGTCAAGTATCCACATTACTGTTCCTTAAAGTTAACAGCAGTAGTTATTAACTTTTTACGACGCATGGCGTCTTTAGGTTTAATGGTAGGCTCATCAGTTGATACTGCAGCACCTGTAGCATTGGCTGCGACTTCTTCCATAAACTTTTTTACAACTATCTCTTCTTCAACTAGAGTTACGTCTTGTCTATCTACGATGTTTAAAATTTCTTTATATCGTTCTTCAAGTCTACTCTCAGTAATAACTACTTTTGATTTTGTATACGATTCTTTGATAAGAAAAAACGCAGCAATCATATTCTTGGTGCGGGTTTCGCCACCTGGTAGTTTGTTAATAATGCGTTTCATATTGAACACTAATCTGTGTAGATAAGTGAATGCGCTTTTCTCTGCAGTGGTTCTTAATGACGATGCTTTCTTAAGCACTTTACCCTTTTCGTCAATGATACCTTGCTTGTAAGCATCTGTCTTGTCAAATGGTGTGACAATCATAGACAGAATCTTATAAGCAATTAGGTTACTGACAATAATAGGTGTTGACATTAAATCTTCCTTAGTACCGATATCAATTTCTCATCGAGTATGATATCGCTAACTTGTAATTCGGTATCAGGGATTTGTTCTGGCATACGGTTAAGGTAAACCAAAATCGTAACCAGAACATCCCAATATTTTTCTTCTATCTTATAGAACAACATGCGAGTGGCAGCTGCTCCAAAGACATTATAAAGAACGATAATGTGATTCAGTATCAATCTCTCTCGAAGATCACCGTTTACTCTGTATCGGGTGATTAACTTCTTGAGATAGAGAAACTTCTTGAGGTCTTCTTCAAACTCCTGTAAGCTATGACACTGCGGATTGTCATAGTGCTGCATAGCATACAGGTT